CACCTACAATGCTGACGTTAAAGTGATTGACCCTACCTTGGATATTGGGGACACCGTAACCATTATCGATCACGATTATAACCCAGCACTCTATTTGCAAGCACGGGTGGCCACGTTGGATAAGTCGTATACGGATTCCACACAAGGCGCGATCACGTTTTGTAATTACCGGCTTTTAAATAGCAACCTATCCGATCAGCTACGAGCAATGCAAAATATCATTGACCAGTTGCCAACCAGCGAATCCGTCAAATTGATCAACAGTAATATTATCAAAATTATTGCTACGAATGAGGAACTTAAAAAGCAAGTCGCCCTATCGTTTGAGTCAGCCAACGGCAAGAGCCGGGTCTGGTTTAGCCGATCATCAACCGCGCAAGACGGTGATGTTGCTTTTATCAAGAATGCTGACGGTGCGACCGAAATTTGGAAGTTTGTTGAGGGCGCATGGAAGCTTGACACCGGCTTAGCCACCTTTGATGACGTTAAAAAAGCCGCGAGTGCAGCGGCAGATGCTGGCAGTCAGGCAGTTATTGCTGGTCAACAAGCTAGTGCTGCAGGTGCCAATGCTAAATCAGCTGGAGACTTTGCGGCTAGTGCCGCCTCACAATCAGCAATCGAGACTGCAGCAGCACGATCGACAGCTAACAGTGCGGTGGATCAAGCCAATTTAGCTGTCTCGCAAGCAGGCTTTGCCAATGATGCTGCTTACCAGGCTAAAACAGCCGCCGCTAATGCTCAGGCTGACGCCGCTAATGCTCAGACTGACGCCGCTAATGCGTTATTACAAGCTAGTCAATCAGTTGATGATGCGGCTAATGCTCAGGCTGATGCGACTGCAGCCAAAGGTCAGGCGGCTAATGCTTTAGGACAAGCTAACACAGCAATTAATAATGCGGCTAACGCGCTGGATAAATTTAATAATCTAAGTGTCGGCGGTGTTAATCTGCTGCTTGACACGGAGTTTAATGACCTGCCTAAGTACTGGACGTCAAGAGCTGGGACAGTGACTGGTACATTTAACGGTCATAACGTCATTTATTCTGATGCTACTGATGGGAATATCAACGTTTTGCAACAACCCATTTATGACCCCGCTTTGACGACTAATAGAGTATTACCTAGTCGATGGTACACCTTGTCGTTTTATGCTAAAGGCGTTGGACAAATGACCACTTATGTCGCCGGTGGCTTCGTCGATACTGCTTCTTGTTATGTTGACGGGGTTGCTTCGGGACATGCAACAAATGATGGTAGCCATGTCTGGGATTTAACCGATGGCTGGACGCGACACACTTACACCTTTAAATCTAAGTCGAGCTTCCTAGCTATGGGGGTGCAGAATGTATTATGGCGGTTGTTTAAGGGTAATGAGGCTTATATATGCATGCCACAGCTCGAAGCGGGGACACTAGTTACTGATTGGTCAGCGGCGCCTGAAGATGTGCAGCAACAATTTACGAACATTGATGGTGAACTGGCAAGCAAAGTTAATCAAACGACTTATAACGTCCTAGCTGGCACAGTGGATACGGTTAACACACTAGCTAAGCAAAATCAGTCAACGATTAGTACTTTGGCGACTAAAACCAGCGTTGATACGGTTAATCATACCGCGACGACAGCCCAAACGTTGGCTCAACAAAATGCCACGGAATTGCTCAACAAAGCCAACTCAACCACGGTCAACACCTTAACACAGCGGGTCACGACCGCCGAAAGTACGCTTAAGCAGACCGCGACCACCGCCCAGCTGGCTTTGACGCAAAAAGATATCGATGATCTCAATGACACGGTGACCACACAAGGGCTGGATATCACAGCCGTGACCGAGGGGCTTAAGCTTAAAGCCGACAGCTCAACAGTATCGACCTTAGACGGTCGTGTAACTAATCTCAGTGGGCAACTTGATGTGCAGGCGGATAAGATTGCCGCCAAGGTTACCGCTAGCGATGTGACTGGAATGCTCAACGGTTACGCCACTCAGTCATGGTCGGAGGGCAAAATTAGTGCTGCTAAAAATGAGATTTCCGCGTCGGTTGAGACGGTACAAAATCAAGTTAATAATATGCAGATTGGTGGAGTCAACCTCCTGCTGGATACTGAGTTTAATAACTTACCGCAATACTGGACATCGCGAGCTGGGCAAGTGACTGGCACATTTAACGGTCATAACATTATTTACTATGACGCGACAAAGCTTACTAATGGCCTCATTGATGTTTTACAACAACCAATTTATAATCCAGCAACGGACAACAGAACCTTGCCAAGCCAATGGTACACGTTATCGTTTTATGTCAAAGGCTCAGGGCAAATGACCAGTTATGTTTATGGTAGTTTTGTCGATACTAGTGCTGGCTGTTATATGGACGGCGTTAAATCTAATTATGCGACAAATGACGGTAGTCACGTTTGGGACTTAACTGACACTTGGGTGCGGCACGTTTACACTTTTAAATCAAAATCGAGTTTTCCCGATGGCACAGTACAAAACTTATTGTTCCGAGTGTTTAAAGGCAATGCGATTTACATTGCAATGCCACAACTCGAAGCAGGTACGCTAGTTACAGATTACAGCCAAGCACCCGAAGATATGGCCGCCCAAAGCTGGACAAAATCACTGCTTGATGTGAGTGAGGGCAGAGTTAGCGCTCAAGTGCAGTCGGTCAAAGCGGACCTAACCAACACGTTAAATCAAAACATCGCTAACGCCACCGCGGGCATGGCGACACAGACGTGGGTCAATAATAAAGTGTCGCTCACTGAGGGCGGGCTGAGCGCCGATATCCAAAAATTACGTACGGATACGACCGACAATATCGCTAACGCCACCGCGGGCATGGCTACTCAAACGTGGACGCAAGGCAAGCTCGATTTAACGGCTGATGGTTTAACCAGCCAGATTAGCAGTGTGCAAAATGGCTTAAACGAAAAGTACACAAGCTTAGAGCAAACCTTGTCAGGCGTCCAAGTAACGGCTAATAACGCGGTAACACAGAGCCAGTACACTCAGCTGGCTGATCAATTTACGAGCACAATCGCTAATGCAGGTGCGCCTAATTTAGTCTCAATGAGTAATTGGAGTAATGCCAAAAAAGTAAGTCATACTTATTATAAAGGGTCTCAACCGTTATATGAGTTGGCTAATGACAACACCACTGAGATAACCAGCGGATCATTGCGATTTGCGGTCAAACGTAACACTAAATATATGCTCAGCTTTTTTGGATTTGCCAGCAGCAACGTTTCAAGCGCCGATGTCTGGGTGCTCGGCCGTGCAAAAGGCGAAACCAAAGATATGACTCAAGCTATTCAGGTTTTTGCTGGTATTAGGCTACCTCCGGGCGGCGATAAATATAATTTTTCAGCTGGATTTACAACAGGAAATATTGACGAGGCTTACGTCCGCTTTGATAATAATGGCGTGACTGACGGCACTAGCGGGTCGATATATTTTACAGAAGTCCAAATCGAGGAAGGAACCGTAGCAACGCCTTATCGGATTAGTGATAATCAGCTATCATCGCAATTTACCCAGCTCCAAAACGACATTAACCTCCGCGTTAAAACGGGTGATTTAGTCAGTCAAATTGACGTTAACGCCAAACGGATTTTACTCGATGGTGCGAGCACTTATATTACAAATACAACTCACATCGATACTGGTGTGATTAAAACAGCTATGATCGCTGATGCTGCCATCACAAATGGTAAGATCGCTAATGCGGCAATCGACAATGCTAAAATCGCGAATGCGGCAATCACGGCTGCTAAGATCGCTGATCTAGCCGTAGGTAGCGCACAGATCGCCGATGGTGCCATTAGTAGCGCTAAGATAGGTAATGCCGCGATCACGTCGGCTAAAATCGCTGATGCATCGATTATTGATGCCAAAATCGTAAGCTTAGATGGTAGTAAGATTGTCGCCCACTCGATCACAGCAGATCAGTTGGACGTTAACGCGATTGCCGTTGGGTTAAACACTTACGGGGCTGGCTGGCAGATTACACCAATGAGTATTGCATGGATGCCAACGGGTACTACACACGCCTCAATTTCTCTAACCGGAGATATGGGGATAACCTTTGGTGACTTAGTCACGGGCGAGACACTAGGTCATATGTACGGTACACCATACAACATGAATGCAGGTAAAGATTGGTTTAACGGAATTAGTACAGTATTAAAATATAATGGTGCTGATTATTGGTCAGTTTTATCTGAAGAATCTGACGGTACCGCGCGACCGCGGCTGACGTACAGCCGCAGACGAATAGCCGAGGTTGGCGTTTTCCAAGGCTGGACTTTTGATGATAACACACACTTTGCAACGATTGGTCCAATGGATCCAGATGATAAAGCGCAAATGAAAGTTGTCCGAGTCAAGGTTGCTGATCGGTGGTCGACAGGATTTATGAACTATAATAACAGCCAGCCAAACTCATCAGGAATCTTATTTACAGATGATGGCGCGACATATTTAGGCCGTGCTGGGCGTTGGTACAACTTGTTTGATATTGTAAATAAATTAGGATTGGGAGTATAAAAATGAAAATTATTTTAGCAAACGAAGTATTAGCACCATCTGTAAACTTTTTAGGCACAATAAAATTAAAAGGCAAGGATAGTCGAGCCCGCACGAAGCTCGTTAATCTTTTGACACAGCAAGTGCGCGAATTGCAAGAAAGCGAACAAGAATTAATTGATGAGTATGCTAAAACCGACGAAAACGGTAAGCCAGAAAAAGCCGAAAACGGCAATACCAAAATTGACCCCGATCGGGCCAAAGAGTATTTAGCTGAACACAGTAAGTTAATGCTGGAACAGGTCGAGATCGAAGGTGGCACTTACGTTAACCACATTGATGATTGCGAAAAAATCTTAAATGACTATGACGGCGAACTAGAGGGAGCAAATGCCCAAGCCTACGATGCTTTACTGGACGCTTTTGAAGCCGCAAAAAATGAAAAGGAAGGTGAATAACTATGCTGGAAGTCAACACACGATCAGTTACCTATAACTTAGACAACACAGTTGCCACTACGGGCATCGTTGTGAGCTTAGAAGGTTATAACAACAGCCGCGAATCAGCCAACATGACGATTATTTTAGCAAGTGAGGATTTACCGTCCGGCACTAAGTTTGACGATTTGACCCGCTCACAGATCATTGAGTTAGCCCGTAAAAAGGCGGCCAGCTTTATCAACCCAGCCGCTGACACGACGCCTGCGCTTGATGTTGATGTGGACTCCATTGCTTATGTACTGGATAAAGCATCCAGTAACACGGAGTCGATCGCAATTGCATTAAAAGGTTACAGCACTGAAAACCGTAATAATATCAATTTATCAGTTAACCTGACTACGGACGATTTAAACGACGGCGTTGCCCTTGATGACTTAAGTCGTAAGCAGGCCGAAGCGCTGGCTCGCAAAAAGGGTGCTGACTATGTCAATCCGCCGGCAGCAGCAGTCTAGGAGGTTGGTCTAAATGATTGGAGGTGATGCGATTGGGTCCACACATTATTTTCGGGTTTACGGTAAGTGAGTGGGTGGGAATTGTCGGTATTTTGTCAGGCACTTATGGGTTTATCGTTAAGCCACTGCTTAATAAGCTAGAAACGCTCAGCAAATCGATCGACCAGATCAGCGAGAACTCACTGATCGAACATAACCGATTGTGGCGTCATTATGATATCCACGATCGACAGTTGTGGAAGCATGATCAAGAAATCGGGATTTTATACGATAAAAATCACTTAAAACGTAGCGATATTAAAACCGATAAAGAAGATAAGAGGGATAACTAATGAATTGGAAAACAAGAATTAAAAATAAGACTTTTTGGCTGGCCTTAGTGCCGGCTATTTTATTGCTCGCACAAGTGATATCCGTGCCGTTTGGTTACAAGTTTGACATCGATTTGATCAACAAGCAGTTGTTGGACATTGTTAACGCCGCATTTGGTGTACTAACAATTGTCGGGGTTGTGGCTGATCCGACAACGGCTGGAATCACAGACAAGGAGACAAAATAATATGAGCTATAAAATCGATAACACTTACAAATTGTCAGCAAGTGAGGGCGCTTCACAAAAGGCGTCTGGTGCCATTGCGGTATTCCACTCAACTGCAAATTTGGACACTAGCGCCAAAAACAATGCTGCCTTTGAGAAACGGACTTGGAATAGCAATGGGGCTTATGTTCATTTTATTGTTGGTGACGGCGTGGCTTACGCGGTCGGCGAAGTCGGCTATGTGGCTTGGGGTGCTGGCGGATCTGCCAATGCGCTAAGTCCGCTACAAATTGAAATGGAGGAATCAAGCGACAAAGCTAAGCAGTTGCGGATCTACAACACTGTGATCGAATTGTTGCATGATTATTGTGGCAAACTGGGAATTCCGCTGACCTTTGATACGGCCGGCACTTCCGGTGTCAAGTCACATCGCTGGTGCTCTCAGTATTGGGGCGAGACTGACCACACTGATCCTTGGTCGCCACTGGGGCGTATCGGGAAATCTGCGGCTAATGTAGTGGCCGACCTTAAAAATGGTAAAGGTGGCGCCGCTAATGGTGTTACCGCGCCGGTATCTAGCAATGCTAAGACAGTCGGCACTGATGTCACTTATGCATTACGCAGCATTAACGGTGGCTGGCTGGATAATGTGACTAACTTTGGCGACGGTGACAATGGGTATGCTGGTGTTCCTAATCAGAAACATGATTATCTAACCGTTAGCGTCAATCATGGTTCAGTGCGTTATCGCGTTAAAACTGCACAAGACGGCTGGTTGGGTTGGGTCACTGGCAGCAATCGTAACGACCTAGTTAACGGTGCTGCGGGTGTCAGTGGTCACGCGATCACGGGCGTACAGATTGTTTATAACACCCCAAGCGGTGAAGCCTATCAGCAAGCTTACTACCGCAGCCAAACGACACAACGTGCTGGCTGGTTAGGCGTGTGCGCTGATGATGGTTCAGTCACTGGCTTTGATAGCTGGGCTGGGATAGACGGCGAACCACTTGATCGATTACAGATTAAAATTTCGCCATCGAACCCGTTTTAGAAAAACAAAAGTCGCTTCCTTAATCGGAGGTGGCGTTATTCATACGTGTTGACTATAGTAAGTAATTGGTCTATCCCTTGCGGGGTAGGCCTTTTTTTATTGCAAAAAATAAACAGGCATTTATTTGCTTTTTATCTTGACAGGCATTTGTTTGCGTGCTATATTATATACATAGAGATGAGCAAGACAAAAAAACAAACAAGGGAGTCTTAAAAATGAGTAAATCGGAAATTTTTGTAAAAGCTTGGAAGTTAGCTAATGCAGGCGCAGCACGTTTCGGTGGATCATCTAAAGACTACTTTGCTGCTAGTTTAAAAATTGTCTACGCTAGTTTTAAGAACCAACCTTATTACTTTGTTTTACAGGGCAGCCGTAAATACCCTGGCTGGATTGCAAGAATCGAAGGCAAGGACGCACGCTATGGCTTCGCTCGCAAATTCATGAAGGCTGAACCAGAAGATGGCGAAGACGAATTTTACTTAAGCGACGGC